ACAGTGAATTTTGTCACAGATGTTGCGAAATCTGCGAATATGACTTTTATAGTTGCTGTCCTAATGAAAATGGAATCGGTTGTATTATCGGCGACAGTGATTTAACGCTCATGAAATCACTTGTAAAAGCCGGTTCGGACCATTCTAAATTTATGCGTATGATAAACGTAACGTGTGATATAACCGCACCGCTCTATTGGTGGAAAGAATTTGACACATACAAAGTTGGTACGGTTCGCAATTCATGCAGTACAATGCACAAAATTCAGGCAAAAGAGTTTACCCTCAATGATTTTTCACACGAACATTTAATTACAACGGAAATTGATACAGAAAATCCACGTTTAGTAAAAGCACCTATGATATTTACTCTCGAAAGTGTTATTTGCCAATTAAATTATTGCAGATTAAAATACCTTGAAACCAGCGATAAAATATGGTGGTGGCAGATGATACAGCTTTTACCGTCAAGCTACAATCAGCGTGCAACGGTACAACTCAATTATGCGGTTTTGCGTAATATGTACCACGCCCGCAAAAATCATAAGCTGGACGAATGGAGAGATTTCTGTAAATGGGTTGAGAATCTCCCGTATTCAGAACTTATAACGATGAAAGGAGGTGAAACGTCTTGAAGTCACGGTATTACAGCAACAGGGAGAGCATAAAAAAAGCCGTGGAGCAGGAGTGGAAAACCAAAGAGGCAGAATATTATGAGTTATGCAAACAAGACATTGCACCGCAATTACTGGCGGTGTGTATGCTGACATTAAAAACCCGTTTCGGATTTGGAAAAAAGCGAATGTTAGATTTTTATACTGATGTTTGCGGTACTTTTAACACCATGAATAACGGCGGAATTTTAGGTACAAAATTTACTCCCGTAGACTGCATAGAGATGATAAAAAAGGAATACGGTATAGACCTTGACAGGAGAGATTAAAAATGTTTAAAAACTGTAAAATATGCGGCGTGGAGTTTGAAACCAATAACCCCCATTCCTGCACGTGCAGTCCCACTTGCAGTATAAAAAATGCAAAAGCACTTAACAAGAAATGGAGAAAAGACAACCCCGACAGAGTGAGGGAATACAAAAAACCAAAAATTGTTTTATGCAGAATATGCGGGGGAGAAGTACCTCCGACATATTCAGCGGGCAGAAACAGCCGCAAACATCACCATGAAGAATGTATTGTTAAAGAGGCGTTACAGGCGGTTTCAGAGGGTAAAGGCGTTGAAGATAGCAGAATAAGACGTGCGTGGAATACGTACTGCTACAGCCTCAAAGAACTAAAGGAGATGTTAAAATGAGTGATTTTTATAATAAAATAATTAACAAATTCGGGAAAGATAATCAGATTTTGAAATGTGTTGAGGAGTTAAACGAACTTTCGCAGGCGTTATGTAAAATCAGTTCCGCTGATACAGGTGGAGTAACTTTTGAAAATGTTGTAGAAGAAATTGCAGATGTTGAGATTATGCTCAATCAGATAAAAATAATTCTCGACATTTCAGAAAGTGACATTGAGACAATGAAAAACTATAAAATCATGCGTACTGCTAAAAGATATTTAGGAGGCGATGAAGAATGAATAACGTAAACCACCCCAACCATTATTCTGAATGTTCTCTTGAATGTATCGAGGTTATGCGTATAGCGTTCGAGGATAATGCAGTTTATAATTTCTGTATCTGTAACGCTTTCAAGTATTTGTGGCGGTATAAATTCAAAAATGGTGACGAAGATCTGAAAAAAGCCGAATGGTATGTTAATTATGCAGAGAGTTTAGAGATTTACAAAGACGATATAACACTTTCAGACCTTAAAAAAATCCTCGCAAACCACGTAAAATAGCCATTGTTCAAGATTGTTTAAGATTTTGTTCAAGGTTGCTGAAAATAACTGTGTTAAGTGCCGCAAATGGCGTAAAATAGGCGTTGTTCAAGATTCCAATCTTGAACAGAATATTTTTAGAAACCCCGTGTTTTTCGGGGTTTCTTTTTTATTCAATCTTTAACAATCTTTAACAGTGAGGGGCTGAAAACGCCGTAGAATGGGCATTGTTCAAGATGTTCAAGATGTGCAAGATAAAAAACAACCCTTTAGTATTAGCAAATAAAAAAACCCGAAAAAACGGGATTTTTTTCGCTATAATAAATATATATAAGAGTAATATAATCTATCTATCTTGAACATCTTATACAGCGTAATTATGTAATTATAATTACGTTGTATAATTTCAGAGGTAGAAGAAACATATTTCTAAAATCGTCTGTAGGGCTTATAAAATGCCCGTAGAGACGTTTTGTGGCTTAACTGGTAAAATTATACCCCTAAGGCTTAGAACGTCACAGAGGGCGTTTTAGAGCGTCTGAGTGCTATTGACTTTTTTAGTTGAGTATGCTATAATTATGTTGGTGGTAACACCTCTCCCCTTTTCATTTTTCAAGTCGACGTGACGGGGCTTGTCACCCCGTCACTCACTCCTTAAAAATCCACGAAAGGAATATTTCAAAATGATTGACGAATTTTTATATAATCTTAACATAGAAAAAGCAAAAAATAGAATTTCAACTCTTTACTATCAAACAGCTGGTGCTTGTTGTCTGAGTTTTTCAGGAGGAAAAGACAGCACCGTTGTTCTTGCCTTAATAAAATCATTGGAACTTGATATTCCAGCGGTTTTCTGTGATACACGAATAGAACTTGACGCTACATATAACTTTGTTAAATGGGTTAATGAAAATTATTATCCCGTTGAAATAATCAAACCTGAAAAAAGTTTTTCTGAGGTTCTCGAAGAATATGGAAAGCCTATCAAATCAAAAATGAGGTCACACTCATTAAGAGCATACCAAAACAATCCCGAATGTAAATCCGCAAAGCAGTTATTCAATAAAAAAGTTCATAGAGTTTCAATAGCAAATAAAGATTTTCATATCTTGCACCCCGATTTTAAAATTAAAATTTCACCCAATTGTTGTGATTATTTGAAGAAAAAACCATTTGAAAAATATTTCAAAGAAAACGACTTCGGGGGATATTTCACAGGAGAAAGAATTTCAGAGGGTGGAGCGAGAGCGTTTCAGGCTGAAAAAAGAGTTAAAGAAGGAAAACCTATCTGCACAAAAATCAGCGGAAATTATACCGTTAAAGCACCAATAATAGATTGGTCTGACGAAATGGTTGAGGAATTTATAAAACGGGAAAACGTTCCGTTGTCAGAAGCTTATACCAAATATGGAATGAGCAGAACCGGTTGTTGTTGTTGTCCGTTTTCTAAAGAAATCGCCGAAGATTTAAAAGTTATGTGGAAATACGAACCACAGAAATATAAAGCGTCCATGTTTTGGCTCAAAGATGTTTACATTGCTCAAAATGTAATTTTACCGTTCGATGAAGAATACGAGAAAGAACGGCTTGAAAAATGGGAAGAATACGAGCCTATGCGATATGAGATGTTGAAAAAACATAGACCTGATTGCAGAATATGTAAACAATATGAAAAGGAGAAAACGTGAAATAATCGTGTATCATGAAAAACACAAATAAATTTAAATTTGGGTTTGCGGGATTGTTTTTATTTGTTTCTTTATGGCAAATTTTTTATTTAACAAAAAACGACCCCACAATCACAAATTCAGCAAACATTTTTAAATCTTTGGTAACAATTTTAAAAGATGAAAAATTTTATGCAAATCTTGTTTCAACTCTAAAAATCGTATCTTTGGGAGTGGGGTGTAGTGCTTTAGTGGGCGTTACAACAGGAATTATAATGGACTTATCCGCCCGATTCAGATACACGTTCAATCCTATTTTGGAATTATTCAGAAACATTCCCTCGATTACATTGTTTCCTATTTTACTCGTTGTCTACGGTATAGGAGATATGTCAAGAATTTTTGTAATATTTTGGACAGCAACCCCACCCATAATATTATCTACAATCTACGGATTGAGAACCATAGACAAATCTTTGATTGAGGCGGGACAGGAAAATGGAGCTAATACACTTCAAATCATGCGATATATTAAATTACCGCTGGCTATGCCTGAAATACTCAACGGCGTAAAAATAGCAATTGGTAGCGGTTTTGTCGCTGTTGTAGTTGCTGAAATGTTAGGTGCAAGTAGCGGTTTGGGCTATATGGTTATGTGGTCTACGAACGCTTTTAAATATTCGGAAACATACGCTTATATTATTATAATCGCTTTGACTGGAGCGGTTTTCAATTATATTATGAGTGCTATTATAAATCAATATGAAAGGAAATTGTTATGATAAAAAAAGCAATAGGAATTTTAGTTAGTGCTGTTATGGTTGTGATTGCCGCTTGTGGGTGCAATAACACTGATACAGCAGATGAACAGTCAACATTTAAATATGTTGGTTTAAAGGTTTACGATCCTGTATATGTTGCAGAAGAAAAAGGATTTTTCGATAAACAGGGTATCGATGTTGAAATTGTTGATACGGTAGCCGGTGGTGCTACAGCGGTACAAATGGTTTCAAGCGGTGATGTTCAAGGTGCGTTATTATCAACTATGGCTATCTGTAATGCAAGAAGTAGCGGATTACCAGTTGTTGGAGTTGCTGATATTCAGAGTGCATTTGAAAACACTCCTCTTGAAGAATTTTATGTAAGAAAAGACAGCGGAATAAAAACCATAGAGGACTTAAAGGGTAAGAAAATAGCAATAAATCTCACAAAGTCCTCGTTCCATTACACCTGGTTAATGGCACTTGAAAACGCTGGACTAAAACCCGAAGATGTAACTTTTGTAAATCTTTCGTTTGACCAGCAAAAGGCGGCACTCGAAAGAGGAGATGTTGACGCTATAGGACTTATGCAACCATACAGCACAATTGCAAGAGCTGATGAAGATTTGGAAATGTTGTTTGACGCTACGGATATTTTCGGCGAAAAACAGTTTTGTGAAATTATAGTAAATTCGGTTTGGGCTGAAAACAATCCGGAAGACGCCGAAAAGTTTGTAACGGCTATTGCAGACGCTACAGAATGGATTGAGGATAACCAGGACGAAGCAAAGTCTATAATCAGTAAATATACTGGAATAGAGGCTGAATATATTGATGACTACGATTTTCAGGACAATGCGAAAGTGGTTGAAAGCGACGCTGAATACTGGCTTGATTATATGAAACGTACCGAGGGCGTTGCTGATTGGGTTACTGTAGACGATATAGTAACTAACAAATATAACAAAAAGGGGTAGGGTTTATGAAGATTGAAAGAATTAAATTATCAGAATTATCACCTTTAGCAAAGAACGTAAGAAAACACGGTGAAACACAGATAAAAGAGTTTGTAAGGTCACTTAACCAATTCGGGCAGACAAGAGCTATTGTTATTGATGAAGATAATAACATTCTGATTGGTAACGGTTTATATATAGCCATGAACAAGCGAGGCGATATTGAGGCGGATTGTACCCGAGTTTTGGGATTGTCTGAAAAAGAAAAGAAAAAGTTAGTTTTGACAGATAACAAGATTTATTCGCTGGGTGTTGACGATTATGAGAACATACAGGATTACATAACGGAAATTACAGCAGACGGTGATTTTGATATAGCTGGTTTTGGCGAAGATATTTTACAGGCTATGTCGAGGGATATTGATGATGTTACAAAAGACATAATGGATTATGGTAAAATACCCGAGGTTTCACCTACACCAAAAGCTACACAGTCGAGAGATGTTGAAACACCCTCAAGAGAGGTTATAGAGGACGAAGATGTTTCTACACCCGAAGAAACAAAAATCCCCGAAGAACCCGTCAAGGAGAATAAGAGCGTTATTTGCCCCTCTTGTGGTGAGGTGATTTACCTTGATTAAAAAATATTACAGCGACCTTGATGTGGTTACTGTTGCAAGAAAGAGAATTAAGAACATTTTTGAAAGTGCAGATAAAATTCAGTTGAGTGTTAGCGGCGGCAAAGACAGCATAACACTTAACGATTTAATTTTCAAAATGTGTGCGAGTGGGGAGATTGATAAATCTAAACTAATAGTCGATTTTATAGACGAAGAGGCTATTTATCCCTGTGTTGAACAGATAGCCAAAAACATAAGATTGCAATGGTTGTCAATAGGTGTTGAGTTTCGCTGGTGGTGCATAGAATGTAAGCATTATAATTGTTTCAATATGTTAACAAACGATGAAAGTTTTATATGTTGGGACAGATATAAAAAAGATGTTTGGGTTAGAGAAATGCCCAAATTTGCTATCACAAATCACCCGTTGTTAAACCGTAGAAAAGACACATATCAGGAATTTTTAACCAAACTAAATAAAGACCGAGTACAACTCATAGGATTGAGAGTTTCAGAAAGCATGCAAAGAATGAACGTTGTTGCTAAACAAAAAGATTTTTCTAAAAAACTTTATCCGATTTATGATATGACAGACAAAGACGTGTGGAGATATATTCGGGACAACAATTTAGAAATTCCCGACGCATACATCAAAATGTATCAATGTGGAATAGCGAAAAACAGAATGCGTATATCACAGTTTTTTAGCGTTGACACAGCCGCCTCACTTGTAAAAATGTGTGAATATTATCCGCATTTGTTTGATAAGATTTGCAAAAGAGAGCCAAACGCTTATATGGCTATGCTTTATTATGACACTGAACTTTTCAGAAAGCAGAAAAAAGAAAAACAAGTTAAAAAAGACGAACAAATAGACTACAAAGCAAAATGTTTAGAGTTGATTATGAATGATGATTATTTTCAATCACCGTCAGCTAAACAAAGTCAAAGAAGATACAAGCGACTAATTCTTTTACACGGATCTATAATAATAAATAACGATTACAAAAAAATATACAATGCTCTTGTCGGAGGCGACCCTAAAAATAGAGCGTACAGAGCTATTATGTCAAACATTTTCAAGGAGGTGTCTAACAATGGATGATATTCTTAAACCGTTGCAGAACGTACAGTTTATAAATCGTGAAAAGTTAAAACCAAACGATTATAACCCTAATGTAGTTTCAGAACAGAATTTGGAATTGTTAGTACAATCAATTTTAACCAACGGCTGGACAATGCCTATTGTTATTCGTCCTGATTACACCATCATAGACGGATTTCACCGTTGGACAGTAAGTGGCAGAGAACCGCTTAAATCGCTTTTAAAAGGCGTTGTTCCGTGTGTTATAGTAGACCACAAAGACGAAAGCGAAGATATGTATGGTACTATAACTCATAACAGAGCGAGAGGTACTCACTTGTTAGAGCCTATGAAAGCAATAATTAAAAGGTTGTATGCTAACGGAAAAACAACAAAAGAAATATGCAAAGAGCTGGGAATGCGTCCCGAAGAAGTATTCAGACTTTCTGATTTGTCAAGAGACGATTTTCTGAAAATTATGCTGGAGGGAAGTAAAAATTACAGTAAAGCGTATGACATAATAAACGTTTAATGAAAGGGGTGTGTGATGTGCCTAATCCACAAAATCTAACATCGTTCGATAATTCAGCCGAAGGAAAGAGTAGAGCGTCCGAGGCTGGAAAAATTGGAGGTAAAAAATCGGGTGAAACACGCAGGCGAAAAAAAGCGATGCGTGAAAATCTCGAAATTCTTTTAAGTTTGCCGATTAAGAGCGGCAAACAAGTTGATATTGAGGGAATTAAGAGTTTTGCAAACTTAAAGAATAAGAACATAAGCGTTGAACAAGCTATGCTTTTATCACAAATAAGTAAAGCGTTAAAGGGCGATACGCAGGCTATTACTTTTCTTAGAGATACATCAGGACAAAAACCAGTTGAGGAAAGAAAAGTTGAAACAAACTCCAAAGAGGCGAGTCTACTTGCAGAGATTGTGGGGCAGTTAAATGACAAATAAATTCCCACTTTCTGAAAAGTACATAGACTTTTTGAAATGTTCTGCACCCGTTGAGTTTTTGGAGGGTACGACGTTTGCGGGAAAAACAACCGTAGGGGTTGTGAAATTTATGCTTAAAGTCGCCGCCAGTCAAAAGAAATTACATATCATTTCAGGACTTGACACGGGCGTTATCGAAAAAAATATCTTAAACAAAGATTGTGGAATTATTGACGTTTTCGGTAGTTTGGTTGAATACAATGCTGGCGGTAAAGGTATAAACAGTTTACCACATATTGTTTATCATACGGAAACAGGCGATAAAATAATCTATGTGTTAGGCTATGACAATAAAGCCCGTTGGAAAAAAGCACTCGGCGGACAATACGGTTGTGTTTATATCGACGAAATTAACATAGCTGATATGGAGTATGTGAGGGAAGTTTCAATGCGTTGTGACTATTTAATGGGAACACTTAACCCCGATAACCCTGCATTACCCGTTTATTCTGAATATATTAACCATGCAAGACCAATTGAAAAATACAAAAATGACGCACCACCCGAACTTTTAAAAATGTTGAATGAGGAAGCAAAAAAAGACTGGGTTTGGTGGTATTTCAGTTTTAAAGATAACGCCAGTCTAACAGAGGAAAAAAGACAGCAAATTGTATCAAACGTTCCCGCAGGGACTAAAATTTACAAAAATAAAATTTTGGGACTTAGAGGAAAAGCTACAGGTCTTGTATTCTCAAACTTTGACAGAGTTGCACACACCGCAACAGCCGAACAAATCAAAAAGTCACTCAAAGATAATAATGAAACATTTCTATATTTTTCAGCGGGTCTTGATACCGCTTATTCTCAAAATTCCCCCGATACGATTGCAATGTCGTTTATAGGCATTACAACCAAAAGAAGAATTTTTGTTCTTGATGAAAAAGTTTATAACAATTCAGAATTAAAAACACCTCTTGCACCGTCCGATACCGTTATAAATTTCATAGATTTTCTTAACAGAAATAAAGAAACGTGGGGGTTTTCAAGAGTTGTATTTATAGACAGTGCAGACCAAGCAACAATTACAGAATTTATAAAATACAAAAATACAAACGGTTCTATTTATGATTTTACGGGAGCATACAAGCAAACCCCGATTATAGACAGAATAAATATGCAGTTAGGTTGGTTTGCAAAAAATCAAATTGTAATAGCAGACCACTGCAAAAACTATATCACTGAATTAGAGGTTTATTCGTGGCTTGAAGATAAGGACAATACGCCCGAGGACGCTAACGACCACATGATAAACTCTGTTCAGTACGCTTTTTTACCTTACAAATCAAAGATTGGAGGTATTGGAAATTAACATCATTGATAAATTGCGAAATGGCATAATAAAATTCCTTAAAATTGAGCCTGCAACCCCGTTATCAATATCAGTTAGGGAGCAGTTTAATTTTGAGGATAATTGCTTTAAAAATCGTTTATGGTATCGTGGGGAAAGTGCAGAACTTAACACTTTCTATCATCAGGTGCAAAATGTAAATTGTTCGTTTTGGGGTTCAATTCCCACAGCGGGGCTTGAAATAAGAAAAGTACACACGGGATTACCAAAACTTATTGTAAACACTCTGTCAAATATTGTTTTGGCTGATTTTAACGGCGTTGAATTTGATAACACTAAAATAGAAATTTCTGATTACTGGGAACAGTTTCAGAGTGAAAACGATTTAAATACGTTGATTAAGACGGCTTTCAAACAGACGTTATATTTGGGTGACGGTGCTTTCAAGTTTAGCATAGATCCAAAATTATCAAACGTTCCCGTTATAGAGTGGTATCCCGCCGATAGAGTGGAATATAAATACAATCGTGGACGGTTAACAGAAATTGTATTTAACACTCAATTCCCACAGGAAATTGGTTCTCCATACGTTCTTAAAGAATTTTACGGCATAGGTTATATAAAATATAAATTATTTAAAAATGAAACAGAAGTGCCGATTAGTACTTATGAGGGGACAGCAGATTTACAAGACGTTGTGTTCAACGGCGATTTTATAATGGGCGTCCCTATGATGTTCTTTAAATCTGAAAAGTATGAGGGGAGAGGGGAGAGTATTTTCGAGGGTAAAATTGATAATTTTGATAGCCTCGACGAATGCTGGTCGCAGTGGGTAGAGGCGTTGAGAGCGGGCAGAGCTAAAACGTACTTCCCCGAAATGACCGCCCCGAGAGATAAGGAAACAGGTGCGATAATAAAACCTAACAGCTTTGACAATAAGTTTATTTTAGTCGGTACAGACATGAACGAAAAAGCGTCAAACAAAGTTAGCGTTGAACAGGTTGCAATTCCGCACGACAGTTATTTAGCTACTTATTGTACCGCATTAGACTTATGCTTACAAGGTTTGGTTTCCCCCTCTACTTTGGGAATTGATGTGAAGAAACTGGATAACGCAGAGGCACAAAGGGAAAAGGAAAAAACAACGCTTTATACAAGACAAATTCTTGTTGACGGGTTTAGAACAACATTTGAAAAAGTTGTTGATACTTTGTTTAAAGTTAAAGCCTGCATTGAGGGTACAGCGTTTGAAGAAATTAGCGTTGATGTTAATTTCGGAGAATATGCAACCCCGAGCTTTGAAAGCCTTGTTGAAACTATGTCAAACCCTAACACTCCAATGTCAATTGAAGCAAAAGTTGAGGAACTTTGGGGAAACTCAAAGGACGAAGAGTGGAAACAGGAAGAAATTGCAAGAATTAAGGAACAGTCGGGGGTTGTAACAATGGACGAACCCGCTGTAAATATGGATTATGGCAACATATAAACCTAAAACTTATGATTTAGTCGAGGCTTTTCGAGTTATCGAAGACCAGCTAACTGCAAGCATGATAAGAAACCTTGAAAAGCACGTTAAGGACGAACAAGCAGAGGGTTTCAACTGGAGTATGTGGCAAGCGGAACAATTGAACGCCCTGCACGAATACAAGCTAAATTCTGAAAAGTTTTTCAAGGATTATTCGGGAGCGGTTTCAAATGAAATTGATTTACTCTTGACTGAAACTTATAAACAAGCGGAATTGCAGACAGAAAACGAAATCTTACAAGCCATAAAAAACGGCTATCACACTACAAAATCAGAAGAAGATTTTTTTAAAATCAATGAGGAAAAGTTAAACGCCCTTACGGAAGCGACAAAATCCGATTTTAAGGACGCAACAAAGGCAATGCTTAGGACTACGGCGGACGAATACAGGAAAATTATTTTTAATGCCCAAGTCTATGCTAATACTGGAGCGGGAACAGTTCGACAAGCTATTGATATGGCAACAAAAGATTTTTTGTCAAAGGGAATAAATTGCATTGAGTATTCAAACGGTGCGAAAGTACCAATTGACAGTTATGCGGAAATGGCATTGAGAACAACAAATACGAGAGCCACCCTGTATGGAGAGGGAACAAAAAGAAAAGAATGGAAAGTCCCGACTGTTATTGTGACTCCTAATGCAAGCGGCTGTCCTATGTGCTTAAAGTGGGTTGGTAGAGTTTACATAGATGATGTGTGGAGCGGTGGAACGTCTAAAGACGGGGCATATCCGCTATTATCAACAGCTATTAACGGCGGCTTATATCACCCGAATTGCCGTGACAGTCACAGTACATATTTTGACGGTATAAACAGTTTACCTCACCCACCCACAGAGGCAGAAAAAGCCGAAGCAAGCAGGGTTTATGAATTGCAACAGCAACAACGATATTGCGAAAGAAATGTTAGGAAATACAAAAGGCTTGCTGAATATTCCCTTGACCCTAACAACATCTCAAAATATGCAAATCTTGAAAAGAAGTGGACACAAAACCTTAACGAACTTCTCAAAAACAACCCCGAATTGAGACTAAAACCCGAAAGATTGAAAACTTACGCCATAGATATAACAAATCTTAAATTTCCCACATCACAGGGATTAAATATAAGTTAGTAGAAAATAAAAATTAAAATTTTGATTATTAAAATGCTCTCACACGCGTTGTAAGGGGTCATACAGAGCCTTTCGAGCGTTTATAGTATAATTTATACCCTATGCCTGACGGGGCGTTAAAAGCGGCTTATATTACGTTTTAAACGGAGGTTAATTTTTATGAGTGAACAGACGGTAAATAATACACAGGTTCAGAGTGAACCTACAGCAACACCCGTAAATAATGCGGATTGGAAAAATAGTCTTGATAAGATTTTTGAAAAACTTGACAGCATAATCGAAAACAAGTCAAACGGTGTTGCACGTTCGGCATTGCGTGACAATGGGTTTGAAGATGAAGAAATAAAATCCATAGTTAAGCAATGGCGTGAAAATAAACAGACACAGACGCAGGAAAACACAGCAAAGATGAACGACTTGACAAATCAGGTTAACTCGCTGAATACACAGCTTTTAACCGAAAAAATCAATAATCAGGCGTTTTTATGCGGATTGGATTTAGGGCTTGACGCTAAAACAATTCCTTATGTTGTTAAACTTGCAGATATGTCGGGAGCGGCGGATAAAGGCGAAATATCAGTTGAAAATATAAAAACTGCTATGTCAAAGGTGCTTGATGATGTACCGAGCCTTAAACCGTCTAACACTAATAATGGTTTCGTTAAAATAGGAGCGGACACTTCAAACGGGGCGAAACCAAATCAGGACGAAGTGCTTGCTAATATTTTCGGAATAAAAAAGAAATAATGGAGGTTTTGAATTATGGCAGAACTCAAATACGTTGACATTTTTAGTCAGCACATAGTTGATATGTACGAACAGGAATTAAAGTCAAATGCACTTTTTAATTCTAACGGTGATATTCAGATTGTAAACGGCAAACAGATTAAAATTCCTAAACTTAGCGTGACTGGTTACAAAGACCACAGCCGTACATCTATGGGATTTAATGCAGGCAGTTACTCAAACGATTATGAGGTTAAGGTACTTGACCACGATAGAGACATTGAATTTGCGATAGATCCACTTGATGTTGATGAAACAAATATGATTGTATCTATTGCAAACATTCAGAAAAGATTTGAAACTACACAGGCTATTCCTGAACTTGACTGCTACACATTCTCAAAGATTTACACCGAGGCTGTAAGGGTTGGTGCAACTGTTGAAACTACTACTTTAACATCTGCAAACATTGTTACAGACTTTGACACAAAACTTGTTCAGCTTGAAGAAGCAGGCGTACCACTTGACAGAATTATTATGTATGTAACTCCTGTCTACAAGTCAATGTTGAAACAGGCGTTTGAAAGAAGTTTCCCGAATGGTGCGGGCGGTATTAACAGAAATGTGCATACTCTTGACGACATTAAGAATATAATTACAGTACCGTCTAACAGATTTAAGACCGCTTATGACTTTACGACAGGTTGTGTAGCGGGTGATAGTGCGGGACAGATAAACTACATTATGATTGACCCCGAAGCACAGGTTTCAAGAGTTAAGTATTCTTATATCAATGTGTTTACTCCCGGACACGACAGCAGAACCGCTGATAAATATGTATATCAGAACAGAAAGTTTAACGGTACTTTCGCTCTCGATACACTTATGAAGCATGGTTGTAAGATAAACTATACCGCAAATTCTTAATTTTAATCGGAGGTAAATTATGCTTAAAGCCGTAAAAGAAAACAAAATTTACTCTATTTCAGAGTTAGAAATACAGGATTTTCTTAGCAGAGGCTTTGACGTAATTAAGGAGAATGGGGAGGTTGTAAAATCTCCCTGCACTCCCATTACTGTTGAAGATTTGGAAAAGTTAAAATCCGAATATGAAGAAAAGTTAGCCAAAAAGGACGCAGAAATTAAAAAGTTGGCTAAAGGTGCAACAAAATGAGTTATATAACTTATGACGAATACAAAGAGCTGAAAGGTTCTGTATTAACCGAGGTAACAGCGGAAAAATATCTTGAATTAGCCAGTTACGATATTGACAATGTGACGTACAATCGAATTAAAAAAATCGGTTTTGAAAATCTCACAGAATTTCAGAAAAAAACCATAAAAACAGCAACGGTCTTGCAAGCTGATTTTTGGTTTAATAATGAGGATTGGCTTAATTCTGCTATCTCCAGTTACTCCATAAACGGAGTTAGCGTTAAATACGGTGAAAGCAAATCTGTTAACGTCGTCAATGATGTGTTTATGCCGAATATAGTTTACAATCTGCTAAAGCAAACGGGATTGTGTTCAGCCATATTGAGGTGATTTTGTGAAATTTCCTAAACTTGTTATAAATCCAAAAACCGATATTTTAGTCACGATTTATTCGGACGAAATCGGCGAATGTGGGGAGCAGATAGCAGTTATTGAAAATATGCCGCTTAAATGTAATTACCAGGACAAAGCAAAAAAAGTCTTGACAAAAGACAAAGAGGAATTACAGATAACAGGCACGGCATATTTTGACGGTGATATTGCACCCGATATAGCGGTAATTTCAAGCGGTGAGTGTGAGGTTTTCGGCAAAACATTTAAGATTGTTGAGGGACAAAAAGCAAGAAATCTTGACGGGAGTGTGAATTATACTGAATTATGGCTACTGTAAACACTAATATCAGATTAAACACCGCCTTGTTAAGACATCTTGACCAATCTAAAGCGGAAGCACTTGTTCAGACAGCAGAGGCACTCAAAACGGAAGTACAACAGGCGGCTGTTATGCCCCGCGACGTGGGAACATTGCAAAATAATGCAACCACTGTTAACGGTGCAAATGCGGCAAACGGCAAAGTCAGCATTGTTTCAAGTACCCCGTATGCAAGGCGGTTATATTTTCACCCCGAATACAACTTTGACCGTACCAAAAACGCTAATGCGGGCGGTAAATGGTATGATGATTGGCTTGACGGGCAGTTTGCTACAGAAGCGTTTATCCGCATATATGGGGGTTCGATAGGCATATGACGGCGGCTGAATTTAAAGATTTTTGCAAGACACTTGACACAAAGTTTGATAATTATTATTGCGGTAGGCTGGATAGCAAGAAAAACAAATCTTTAGGAATTTACTCATTGAGAAACAACTGTAAAATCCCGATAGGTGGAGAGGACAACAGAAAAACTTTTGAAGTAAATTTCAGTTTGTTAATACATTGGGATAATAATTATAATAACACGGAAACGCAGGCGAAAACATTTCAAAAAGAGTTGCAAACAATTCAAAATGTTGCGTACGGTGATTATAATATAAATTTTATACAATTACATTTTTCAGAGCCTATTGACGTTGACACAGACGCAAAAGGAATTTTTGAGAGGGTAATTGAAGTTACTGTTTATTATAGTGAGGTGATTTGATGAAGTATTCGTTAACAGAGGACTTAACAAAAAATGACTTGTTTCTATTTCGTGGCGGTGGGGAAACAAGAATACAGGCGATAGGAAGCGGTACTGCACAGATAATGGGGAAAGTTACAAAAGAGGGTGAGAGTGGCGTATTATCGCTGGTTAATTTATCCACCTATGAAGTTACCGACACTATTTCAGATAATGCGGTTTATGCGGTAGACACCACGGGATTATATACTGTTTCCGCTGTCAATAACGGATTTACTAATATAAATATCAGAGTTATTGAGGAGTGTGGATAATGGGGACAATCGAATTAGGCGTAGCACTCAAAAACAAAGGGACGGATACAACGGACGCAACCGCAACAGCCGAAGACATTGCAAGCGGTAAAACGGCTTATGTTGCAAGTGGTAAAGTGACAGGAACAAAAGAAGAAACCGAGCAAAACGTTGAGTTTTCAGATAGTGGAAGAGGTCCATTAAAAAATATTTATAATTCGGGAGACTATCTTTGCAATATAAATTTATACATCAAAAAAATAAAAGTACCAAATAATATATCCTCTTTATATAATATAGGGACGTTTAATAATAAATATTTTCCTAAGCTCGAAACTTTAATTTTACCCGAAGGTATTACATATATACCACAACAAATGTGTAGTAACAATACAAGTTTAAAAACAGTTGTATTGCCTAAAACTATCACAAAAATAGACTACAACGCTTTTTATAAATGTTCAAATTTATCAGATATTTATTATAGAGGCACAGAAGAAGAATGGGGAGCTATCACTAAAGACAGTGAATGGGATACAAATATGGGCAGTATGGTTGGTGGAACAACAATTCATTATAATTACACAGATTAACTTTTAAGGAGGTTTTTATATATGGCTAAAATTTCAAGTGGTGTTTATCCCGTTTTTAACAATGAGTTTTTAATCGGTACAAATGGTACAGCGTCGACAGATGAAGAAATGGTTACTATTGCAGACCTTGAAACATTTTCTGTATCTATCGACAACAATATCGAGGAATGGACACCTATGACAACCGAGGGCTGGACACGTAGATTACAGACTGGTAAAGGCTTTTCCATTTCTCTCAACGGTAAAAGAAATATCGGTGACGCTGGTAACGACTATGTTGCAAGTAAAATGTTCGCAACAGGAAGAGATGTTGAAACACGTTTCAAGTGGATTATGCCGAGCGGCTTAACCGTTGAATTTGATTGTGTTCTTAATATCAGCAGTGCGGGCGGTGACAGTACAAACGTTGACGTACTGGAATTTGAGGCAATGTCAAACGGCAAACCAACTGTTACAGAGCCAGCAGTAAGCGGCGGCACTGAAAGTGAAATTACAGGCTAAATAATGTTTAGCCGCTAACATTTTAAAAAGTGGGCGTTTTATATTCTAACGCCCACGATTTATAAATAAGGAGATTTTAAAATGATTGAAAGAAAATTAAATCTTGAAGTAAAATATACAGACCTTTTCGAGGGTGCGTTAAATAAAAAATACAAAGTTAAGACAGACCATAAAACAATGCTGATAGTACAGGAATTATTCAGCAAAAAACAACCGACAGAGGAAGACGACGACAAAGCAATGTGCCTCCTGTTAGGTGCTGAAAACTGGAAAGAAATTAAAAACTATATCGAAAATCAGCCGAATTATCAGGAAAATATGACAGTAACCAAAATTGAAATATTTTCTATCGCTTTCAACATTGATTTTGAGGTAATGGCGGAACGATTTCAGAAAACCCTTAAAGGCTAAAAAAGATAACGGATATGACATCATAGAGGATTATGATTTAATCGAAAGTTCTTTTTATCAGCAGTACGGGATTAGACTTAGAGAGGTTTCCCTCGAATGGGACGAATTTTTAAATCTGCTATGCGGATTATTACCGGAGACTCCTTTAGGGCGAATAATCAGTATCAGACTTGAAAAAGACCCCGAAATTCTCAAAAAGTTTACGCCCGAACAAAAGAAAATCCGTAATGACTGGGCTAAAAAATCCACGTCTGAAATGGATTATGGTGAGGCAATGAAAAACTTTGAAGCAATGTTTAGGAGTTTAATTCCTCACAAACCCCGAAAGTAAAAGGTGTTCAAGATAGATATTATATATACTACTTATTATATTTATATTACCCACTTTTTTTCTTATTTTTGAGATTTTTTATTCTCAAAAATATAAAGGGTTATTTTTTATCTTTAACACCTTGAACACCTTTAACAGACCACACAACAGGAGGTGGGAATAAATGGCAACATCAGTAGGTGAAATATCCCTCGACTTGATTTTAAATTCAGATGAATTTACAAGTCGGGTATCGTCAATAGCAAGAGAAACAGCGAGTAGTGCAAGCCAGTCTATGGGATTTGCAAATGCTATAGGTAGTATAGGCGGTGTTGCAACATCGACAGGAACAGCACTCCTTGCACTTTCAACACCTATTTTAGGGGTAGGTTTAGCCAGCGTAAAATCTGCAATGACGTTCGAGGACAGCATGGCTAAAGTTATGACTATCGCAGACCAAAACGTAATGTCATATGAAGAAATGTCAGAGGGTATTATGGAGTTATCCTCTAAAACGGGCATATCTGTAAACGAATTAGCCGATTGTGTGTATAACTCAATTTCAGCGGGAGTAGAAACAGGAAAATCATTAGGGTTTGTTGAAAAAACAACTCGACTTGCAAGAGCGGGTTTTGCTGATACTGGAGCGACACTTGACGTACTCACAACGATTATGAATGCCTACGGACTGAAAGCGAGAGAAGTTGACAATGTATCGGATATGCTGATACAGACACAAAACTTAGGTAAAGTTACAGTTGGTGAGTTATCCTCTTCAATGGGTAAAATTATCCCGACTGCTAATGCAAATAATGTGGCGTTGGATCAGTTATGTGCAGGTTATGCTATTATGACCGCAAACGGCGTAGCGTGTGCGGAAAGTACCACATATATGAACAGTATGCTTAACGAATTGGGCAAATCGGGAACGAAAGTTTCAGACACACTCATTGAAAAAACAGGAATGAGCTTTGCTGAATGTATGGAAAGCGGCTGGAGTTTAGCTGATGTCTTAGCGGTAATTGACGAAGCGGCAAAGGAAAATGGTAAATCTTTCAGCGATATGTGGGGTAGTTCAGAGGCGGCGAAAGCGGGTTTAATCCTTTTCAAAGGTGAAGGGGAAGCTTTTAACGATATGCTCGGGGAAATGCAAGGGTGTACAGGAGCGACAGATAAGGCGTTTGAAACCCTCGAAACCACATCTTATGACATTGGTAAAACCATAAATGAAGTTAAAAACACGGTGCTTTTGTTGGGACAAACCTTAATGCAATCCCTTGCACCTATAATTTCAGACGTATGCGAAAAAATAAAAAGTGCGTGTGAATGGTTCAACAACTTAGATGATGAACAAAAACAGATGATTTTCAAAGTTGCGGCAGTTGTTGCGGCTATCGGTGGTTTGCTGGTTGTAATCGGAAAAGTTTTGACATTTATTAGCGGGGCTGTAACAGCGGTGCAAACTCTTTCAGCGGCTTTCAGTGCTTTAGGCGTAGGGGGGTTATTATTAAACCCTATTTTCCTACTTATTGTGGGTGGTATAGCCCTTGTAGTGTGGGCAATATGGGGGCTTAATGGTGACTTTGACACGTTCAAGAAAAACTGGCAAATCGGTTGGAATACCATAAAAGACGGCGTTGCTAACGCTTGCGATAGTGTAAAAGAATATTTTAGCGGAGTTGCAGAGGATTATAAGTGGGCATGGGAACAAATAAAAACAAGCACGTCAAGTTATCTTGAAGAAGTTAAAAATAATTACACATGGGCATGGGAAACGATAAAATCAGACACCACAAGTCACTTTGAAAGCGTTAAAAATAATTATACGTGGGCATGGGAACAAATAAAAAGTACCGTGAGTAATGCTATCACAAACGTTAAAGACACTATAACCACAACATTTGAAACTATTAAAACAACAATTCAAAATGTTTGGACGGAGATTTCAAACTTTTTTATTAACACGTGGAACAACATTAAAAATACGGTTACAAACGCAGTAAACGCAGTAAAAACAACAATTACAAATGTTTTTAATGCAGTAAAAACAACCATAACAAACATTTTTAATGCTATCAAAACTGCAATTCAAAACGCATGGAACGCTATTAAAAACACAATCACTAACGCTGTAAACGCTATCAAAAACACAGTTACAAATGTTTTCAACGCAATAAAATCCACAGTATCAAACATTCTTAGTAATTTAAAATCAACAGCGGTTAACATATTTAATCAAATGAAATCAGCAATTTCAAACACAATATCTCAAATCAAATCAACCATTGTTAATGGTTTCAATGCGGCTGTAAGCTACATTAAAGGGTTAGCTGGGAAAGCCTACACGTGGGGCAGAGATATGATAATGGGTATTGTCAACGGTATTAAATCGGCTATTGGAGCGGTAAAAAATGCGTGTTCAGAAGTTGCAAGTACAATTTCGTCTTATCTGCACTTTTCCGTCCCCGACGTCGGACCTTTGACAACTTATGAAAGCTGGATGCCCGACTTTATGCACGGACTTGCAAAAGGTATAAGAGCGAGTAAAGGCAGTGTTATAGACCAGCTTGCAACGCTATCCGAGGAAATGAAAAACAAGCTGAATTTACCTAAATTAAATATAAAATCAGCTTTTGATACTCCCGAAATAAAAAACGTTTCAAGACCTAACACCACACAACAAACCGAATCCATGAGTAATTTAGAAATGTTGAAGAAACAATTTGAAATGTTTAAAAATTCCCTTGACAATAACCCGAATAACAGTGGGGATATCATTATTCCTGTTTATATCGGTGGAAGCATGATTGATGAAATTGTCGTTAAAGCACAAGACAGGAGAAAATTAAGAAGTGGAGGTAAAGCGTAAATGTTAATAAAATACAACAATTTAATACTGGACGCAGAGCCTACTACATATTCTGTAAATTATTCAGATGTTGACGGCGGGGACACAACAGAAAGTGAAACAGGAGTATCGCTGATACACGTTGTAAGACTTAAAAAAGTCAAAATAAACGTTGCATACAGAAATTTATCAACCTATAATTTATCGGCTATCATGGCGGAATTATCGGGACAGAGTCTTGGCGTAACTTATTTTGACGGTACAACAAAGACGGCGGAAATGCGTTGTAAATCCCCTGCAATAAATATGATTTCCCACATAGACGGCGGCTATTGGACTTTATCTTTCACGCTCGAGGAATTATAAGGGGGTGCTAATTTTTGTATGAAGTAAGCGACTTATATATCAGCACTCTCACGGAAAAGACAAAAACAGATAGAGTGGAAATAAATATCAAACTCACAAACGGTAGTACACTAACTCTCACAGATGATAAGATTATAAAAGGTTCTCTATACGTCAATAACCAGTGTTTAAACAATTCTGAATTTGAATTTGGTTGCACCTATGCCGCTGAATGTGGTTTCAGTTTTAAAGATACAGTCGACAGATACATTCTTTTTAACTCTACCGTAACAATTGACTATTACCGCAAATTATCAAACGGAACAGAAGAAAAAATCCCAATGGGAATTTTTCTGATAGATGAAGCAGAAAAAAGTCATAGTCTTGTAACTGTCAAATGCCTTGACCGTATGACTTTACTTGATGTTCCGCTGGAGGAACAAACCGTAGGTACTGTATATGATTTGTTGACATACTTATCAACAAATTGTGGCTTTGAATTAGCACAAACGCAGGCGGAAATTGAGGCACTCACAAACGGGACGGAAATGTTTTCTTTTTACCCCGATAGAATAGACAGTTTAAGAGATTGTTTAGGTTATTTATCAGCGGTAACTGCAACATTTGCAATTTTTGACAGGTGGGGTAAATTAAAGTTATGCCAGTTTCAGACGGCGGAAAACTGGAGCATTGATGATAATTTCAGAATAAAATCAAAATTTAATGACGCAGAAACTTTTTATAAAGGCGTTACCGTTCGATTTTTGGCAAATCAAAACTTTTACCCGTACTCTGTTATTCATGACGAACGAGGGGACGGGCTTATTCTTGACATGGGAGATATACCCATAGTACAAGGTACGCCCGAAACTAAAGGAATGATACTCACAAACATTTATAATTGTTTGGTGCAGATTAAGTATAGACCATGTGAAGTTGATTATTTCGGCAACCCTGCAATTGATTTAGGCGATTATGTGACATTCAGCGAGGGCAATTCCCTTATAACCCATTATTACTGGAATTACAGAGGAAAACACACTTTAAAATCTGTAGGGTTAAATCCAAAATTGCAGGCGGTAAAAGACAAAACATATAAACAATTAGTCAATCTTTCAGCTGAGGTTGAGGGTTGCAAAATCGGTATTTATACTTTCATAAATGCCGAAAAATACGTTATAAACGCCGACCCCGTAAAAGTCATAACAATGCAATATTCTTCCGTACAAGAGGAAAAAACCTTATTTTTCGGTAGTATTCAAGTTGATATGGATTGTGACGGGGAAGTCGAAATTACATATTATATCAACCAAACGCTTGACCCCGAAAGAACACGCCGCCAGTATCTGACAAAAGGAAAACATCTGCTAACTCTCTTTGATTGGTTGACAACAAAAGAAAATAGCCGTAATGAATTATGGGTATTTCTGCAACCGCTTTATTATAAAAGTATGGAAAGAGTTCAGGCGGCGGATATTGACACACAAAAAAACCGTATTACAACTTTAATAGATAGCGTTGTTAATGGCACTGAATATGCAGAGCCTACACCTACGGAAATTAACAGACTAATTCCAACTATTACGATTTTGGAGGGACATTCTAAAGGCTTAGTATTTGGACAGGGATTAGCAACAACGGGTTACATTTGGGACGGTACAATAAATGCGGAAGATTATATGCCTGAAAATCTCACATTTACAGAAGTACCCTCAATGACGCTTGCAACGAAAATTCTTGAAAGTCTGAATATGTCAACGCAAACCCCAACTCCTATAAATTTTGAAGAAACTGTATTAACAGCAACTTACACAGCACCTGATCCGTTAACAATTGGAAATGTTACTGATACTCTTGCGGTAGGTGAAGAAATTGTATCACATACAATCACTACAAAAACAGATGGTGATTATAGTAAATGGTTTGTAGACACTTCCAGCGGCGTATTCAAGCCCGCAACAACTTACAAATATAAGCGTGTTGAGGTTGACAGTGACAGAGGATTGAGAGCTGAAATAACAGTAGATACAACAGGAATAAATGTTACAAGTTTGGAGGTGGTGAAAAAATGAGTGCTGTATTAACTAACAATGTCTTAACGGTAACGTTCGAGGACGATAGTTGGAAAACTGAACAACCAACAATTATAACAAACGTTGCTGATACTGGATTAGGATTTTATTCTGCAAATACTTTTACATATGATGATAAAAATGTTTTGAGGTCGGGAGTAATTGGAAACAATAACACGTCACAAACAGTAATAACATTTAATTTAACAGTTGACGGAGAAATTGAATTTAATTACAAAGTTTCAAGCGAAAGTAACTATGACTGGTTTTATGTTTTAATTGATGATGTTCAAGTTGTCAAAGTGTCGGGTACAGTAGATTTTACTGTTTACACTCAAATTCTCACGGCGGGAGAACACACATTAACTCTCAAATACACTAAAGATAGCTCAAATGGTGTTGGTTCCGATTGTGGAGCAATAGGATATTTGAAACTAACGGGAGTCGAAACACCCCTAATATCTAAATTTCTAATTTTAATCAATAATGTTGTTTACTCGTTTGACGGTACAGCACTTACAACCACCGATTTGATATATTCAGACTTGACCGCTGATAATTTTATAAGCTATGGCTTTAATGACATTTCAGAAAGTTTAATTGACATTTTGAAAAGTTATGTAAATTTTAAAATTCTGTATTGGCAAGAGGAAACAGAAAAAGCAATCCCTGATTATACAGCAATTGTCACGGGAACACCTATTGAAAATCCCGTTATGTTTTTTGACGTGGACTTGACAGGAGTTGCGGGAAGTATAAAATCTGTTGAGGCTGTCTATGACGGTTCACCATTGCTTGCATTTTCTGTTGACGGCGGGTTAACGTGGTGGGGGTACACTGATACCGACGGCTGGACGGAAACCGATATGTATTTGGCAAACGTTCATTTATTGACTGAAACTGTTATGAATAATTTGTTAGGCGAAAATACGGCTTTCAAAGTACGTTTAACCTTACAAGCAGACAGCGAGGTTACAAGTTTAAAATTTAATTATGTGGAGGGATAAAATGTTAAAAGGTAAAACAATTATCGAATTGACCGACACTAAAACAGGAAAAAAAGAACGTTATGAGGATAACAACCTTGTTACAGGTGCGATAAACGATATAATTCTCGACCGTAAAAAATACTATGAGTATTCACACGGTAGAGGCTATGAAAAGAGTGACAACTATTCGTGTTTTTATCATATGTTCCCACTTTATGAGAGGTTTTTCGGGGGAATAATGCTTTTCGGAAACAGTATTGACGAAACGCATAAATATATTACTGGTGATGACGTTGTTATAGGTTCTGCAACTTATGGGAATGTTTACGGGGGGTTAGATCCGCAAATCGGGAGTTACAATGAAACTGAAAGTGAAGTAAACACCGAGGAAAAATATGTAAAATATGTTTATGATTTTGAAACAAATCAAGGAAACGGAACAATTTCAAGTGTTTGTTTAGGGAATTACCATTATATTTACCAATCGGCATACGGTAAAGATTATAATGGTGATTTACAAAACAGTTGTCCTGCTAGCATTTTGAGAGCGTCCGTAACACCACTGCAATGGGGAAATCAATACGTAAATTATACACCCCGTCATCATATGATGCCGACAGACTTAAATTATGGTAGCTGGGTTAACAACTATGAAATTCCTGTTTTATATGACGACGAAAAAGATTATTTGATAAGTTTTGAATATGTTAGTTCAAAAGGATTGATAACAACATCAAATACAATCGACACTATTCGATTACACGTCTATAATTACAAAATGAAAAATGTTTCGCTTTTACAAGACATCACAAGCGAAAGCAGTGAATTTTGCCGTGTTATGTGTGAAGAAGTTGTCACAAAAGATTTTGCAATAAGTCCTCTCAATAATTATGCTTATTATGATTTTACAGCGGGAAAAGCAAAGCAGGCGTTTTATGATAAGTCAAGTGGATATGCTTATTTACTGGGTACTTTTACAGATAACTCCATTACTAAATGGACAGCGGATAAAGTAATGACGTTCTACAAATTCAATTTGAACGTTGAAGATTATAACGGTGTTACAATGCAAACAGTTGAAATTACAAACAAAACTAATAAAGTAATCAATATTGCAGGAGATAAATCTGCTAGTTATGCTTACAGAAACTTTTGTATAAAAGACAATTATTTATATGTGCCAGTTGCAGAAACTACAACTACTAAAAACCTTATAGGATTTGCAAAAATCAATATGAATGATAGCACAGATGTTACGGTTTTCGAGGGAAAGTATGGTTATTTTTGCGATGAATTAGGGGATTTTCTGTATTTTGGTGATGACGGCGAAAAGGGTCAAAACGGAACAGTGTGCTTTAATACAAAAACTAATAAAGTATCATACACACGAATGAAATATAATTCCGCAAAACACAGTATAAAACCCGTTCCTTTTAAAAATAACAATTGTTATTGTTTTTATACAGGAGGCTATACAAGCGGTAATGATTTAAGCAGTACCTACACTAGTTTTGATTTATACTGGTATTCTACAACGTGCTCTCGAAACGACTATTTAGCAACAATAAATAATTTAGCACAGCCGGTTACAAAAACGTCTGATAAAACTATGAAAATAACCTACATTTTGAGGGAGGGTTAACACTATGTCGACAGAAATTATTGTTGCTGTATTATCCTTGTTAGGTTCTTTTTGCGGTACTTTTTCCGGAGTAAAATTGATGTCTTACAGAATCGAGCAACTCGAAAAAAAAGTTGAAAAACATAACAATCTTATCGAGAGGCAGTATGATATTGAAAAAATAACCGCCGTACTCAGTGAGGATTTAAAAGTCGCAAACCACCGAATCGCAGACCTTGAAGGCGAGGTGAATAAGTGAAAAGCAGAATATCAAAATTGTTAGCGGTAAAATCTATTGTCACCATATCATTGACGGCGGTATTCTGTATTTTATCGCTTAAACAAATCATATCAGCCGACTTATTTATGACGGTCTTTACAACCGTTATAGCGTTCTATTTTGGCACACAAACAACGAAAGGAGAAAACAAAAATGCAGATTAAGGGAATTGATGTATCAAAACACAACGGCGTTATTGACTGGAAAAAAGTTAAAAATGCGGGAATAAACTTTGCTATTATAAGAGCGGGTTTTGGTTCGTCAACAGTTGACGAAAAATTCAAGGTTAATATTGAGGGTGCTTTAAATGCGGGCTTAAATGTAGGCGTATATTGGTTTTCATACGCCTATACAGTCGCAAAAGCCGAAATTGAGGCTAAATTTTTGCTGAAACTCATAGAACCTTATAAGGGTAAAATAAATATGCCTGTTTGCTTTGATTGGGAGTATGACAGTTATAACTACGCTAAAAAACACGGCGTTACACCCACAAAACAGCTTGTTTCAGATATGGCGATAAAATTCTTGTCCACTATTGAGGGTGCGGGCTGGTACGCCATGAATTACACTAACATTGACTATCTCAACAGGTTTTTCAATGACAGCGTGAAAAATCGCTTTGATACATGGGTTGCACAATGGGCGTCTAAATGTTCATACAGCGGCAATTATGGTATATGGCAATACGGAGCGGAACAGAATTATCTTGACACAAAATATGTTGACGGTATAAAGGGAATTGTTGATAAAAACATAGCTTTCAAGGACTATCCCACAATTATTAAGACAAACGGCTTGAATGGTTTCAAAAAAGCTGATACAATAAGTTTATATCATACAGTCAAAGATAACGAAAAGTTATCAGACATTTTAAAAAGTTACGGTGTAACCCTTGAAGAAATCGAAAAGTTAAACGCTGATTTAATAACCGGAAAAAAAATCAGAATTAAGTAAATTACAATAAAACACAATAAATCACGGCGGTAAATCATTCCAGGTTTACCGCTTTTTTCTTGACTTTGTTTGTCACAATAACATATACTAACTAAAGAAGGGAGGGTTAAAAATGGAATTTTCAAAAAGATTAAAACAAGCAAGACAGGACGCAAATTTAACACAAACTGAATTATCGAAAAAGACAGGGATTAAAAGAGCGACGATTGCCAGTTATGAGGCAAAAAACACATCACCGAGTTTTGATAATCTGAAAATCTTAGCGGACGCTTTAGAAGTTACCACGGATTACTTATCGGGAAACAGCGATTATAAAACACTTGTAGAAAAGTTTGACGCTAAATTCGATACGGAAAAAATAAAAAGTGATGTTAAACTGGCTAAAGAAATATCAGCCATAATAGAAATTTTATCCAATTTTGATTTTACAGAAACGGATCTAAACCATGACCAACTTTTATTGATTAGGAAAAACCTTGAAATAGTCTTGCAGATGTTCAGAATGTTTAACAATCCCGAAAAATAGGCGTTTTCTGTTAAAGGTGTTAAAGATGTTAAAGATAAAAAATAACCCTTTATATTTTAGCAAAAAAAATCTCATTTTTAAGAAAATTTTTCGTAATAATAAATATATATAGTAGTAATATATAATATACACCTTGAACACCTTGTACTTACGGCGGTTCAGACATAAAAATTTTGGGAGGTGTTAAAGATTGGGAGCGGTGACAACACGAAAAAGGGGTAATAAATGGCAATACTGCTTTGAGGGTGCAAAAGTTGACGGCAAAAGAAAGCAGATTACAAAGTCGGGGTTTGATACTAAAAAAGAGGCGTTAGCGGCGGGAATAAAGGCTAAATCCGAATATGATAATATGGGTGTAATTTTTAAAGCAAGTGATATTTCTGTCGCTGATTACTGCAAAATTTATCTTGATAATTATGTTTTGCTGAATTGCAAAGACAGCACAAAATTTAAGTATGAACGTATGATAAACGGGCATATTCTTAAAGATTTGGGAAAGTACAAATTAAAAAGTTTAACCCCTGCTATTCTGCAAAATTGGGTAAACGGGAAAATTAAAAAATACTCCCGAGGACACGTTAAGAATATCACAACGTTGTTATCAAATATGCTGAATTATGCTGTATATCCTATGGAATTTATCAAAGTAAATCCAGCGAAAAATATTATAATCCCGAAAGAGAATAAAAATAAATCTGTAAAAACAATCAGCCGTGAAGATTTTGAAAAGATACTTAAACATTTCAAAAACCATTGGTTATATTATCCGCTGATTATAGCATATCACACGGGTATGAGGCAAGGGGAAATTTGTGGCTTACTATGGGAAGATGTAGACCTGAAAAACAAAATAATTCACGTACGACATAACGTGGTTGAAATTGCCCCGAATGTTTGGAAACTGGGAACGCCGAAGTCTCACAGCTCTATTCGGGACATTTACATTGATGATTTTTTAGTGCAGGAACTCAAAAAATTAAAACTTAAATCCAAACACGCTCAAATTGGCGTCTACGTTGCCGCTGACGGCGTTTTAAATCATTCAGAGGGTAAAACCATTACCCCCGTTTGCCGTGCTGAAAATGGCGGTTATTTACACGCTGATAAGTTTATATCGCCTATGGACACTATAAGAAAAAAGCTGGGTGTAAAAGATTTCAGATTTCACAATTTAAGACATACCCACGCAACAATTCTGATTGAGAACGGAGCGAATATCAAAGATGTTCAAGAGCGGTTGGGACATTCAGACATATCAACCACCATGAACATCTATTGTCACAACACCGACAAGGTAAAATCTGAAACTGTTGATATTTTTACACGGGCGTTGACAAATCGTTGACAAATAATATAAAATTAAACTTGTTAAATATTAAGAATGTTGAAAAATCAACATTCTTAATATTTAATTTAAAACTTGTTCGAGAACTCCTAAACACGCTGAAAACAACGTGTTTTTTATTTTGGGAACTTTTAAAAATGTTGAAAAATCGTGATTTATTGTAATCAGATGTATTTATTTATAACTCATAGTTCGTTGACAGTTTGTTGACATTGTACAAAAATTTTAATAAAAGTTTGGTGACTTTTTGTAACAAAATGTTATTGACAATCACAAAAAAATGTGTTATTATATAATTACGAAAAGGGAAATAAAACCCGAAAACAAAAATGAAAAGGCGGTAATTGATATGAAAAAAACATTAGTTCTTAACAGTTCAGAGGAATTTGACGTTTTGTTAGACAAACACGAAGATAAAGCCCTCGCAAAATTAAAAGCCGATTGTATTAAAAAAGCCGTGGAAAATGAAAAACAGGGCGTAGAAAAAGCAGTACAGGGATTATACAAAAAGACCCGAACGGGCATTAAAACAGCAATAGTTGATAACAATGAGATGTTTGAGTATTACACAAATAAAGGATATGGCTTTTATTGTTGCCCAACGTTTGCCGACATTCTCAAATACGCAGATTCTAAACTTTGGGAAAAATGAAAGGAGGTGTAGAGAACGTGGAGTTAAACAAGATAAATTTTGAAAAGTTTGATAGTATCGATAGCTTTATCAAAACTATCAACAGCAGACCTAAAAATCCGCTAATGGAGAGAGCAGACGCAAGTCGAACAGGAAAAGAGAGTTTTGCTGGTACGAAAAGTTATGAAGAGGCTGAAAATCTGCTTAAAAACGGCTATACAAAGCCGCTCGAAAAGATTAAAAATGCAGTTTCTAAAGATTTAAAAATTGCACAAAACCGACCCCGTAGAACCCCTTATAATGCGGTTGTGGGATTTGTCCCGAATGTGCCTAATTATCTGCTGGGTATTCCCGAACAGATGATAGCTGTAAAACAGATCGCCCAAAAATCAAAAACTATTTCCATATCTTATTTTATCGGTAACAATTGTGGTACATCAACAGCAGAGCTGGAAAAAGCAGGGATAACAATGCTAAACGTTATCAATCGTCTTGAATTATCAGGTATAAGAGTTAATCTCGATGTAGTGATACAGTGCACGTTTACCTGGGACGAATTACAGATATGCAGTATAAACGTAAAATCTTACAGGGAACATCTTGATCTTAAAAAGTTATGTTTTCCGATTGCCCACCCTTCAATGCTTAGACGTTTCGGGTTTGCGTGGCTCGAACGCTCTACGCATATGGAAAATAGTTTTGCACTTGGTTATGGACGTGGTGTGACTAAAGAGAACGAAAACGAAATAATAAAAAACGTTTTCGGGGAAAATGATTTTTTTATAACGCAATCTCACGTTGCAGAAATGGACACCGAACAGCTCTTGAATTATATCAATGAGCATTTTGTACAAAAATAACTTGTAAACTTTGGTTATTTTGATACACAGAATGTTATTGACAATCACAAAAAAATATGTTATTATATAATTACAGTAAAACAAATGAGGCAGGAGAGAACTTAAACGGGAAGTAAACCGCAGGAGAGAACTTAAACCCGTTTTACTGTAAAATATAAAACGAAAAGGGTTGATATTATGAAACCAAACAGAAAAACAGCGAGAGTTGAAATTAAAAAGCTGATTGATACAATCGGTATCGAAAACATTTTAAATTGTCATATAAACAACATAATGGAGCATACGGGCGTTTCGGTTATAGATTGCCAAAACGCAATCAACTACTACAAACACAGAAAATAATTCAATAGCTGTCCTATCGGCAATACGGGGAATAATAAGGAGTGTTGAAAAATGATATTATTAACCACCACAGACAAACTTAATATTGTAGTTGAGAATGAGGATTTACTCAACGGCAATAAGAATTTTAAAATCCTCTGTCAACAGAGATTATACGACGGTAACACTTACAAGTGTATTTCAGACCCTACAAGATTTGACCTTTACAAAAACATAAAAGCCGAATATGAGGCACACAAACCCGAGGCGGAGGCAGAGTTCGACAGACAATTCAAAATGTTGTGCAAACCTACACCAGCTCCCGCCCCTACTCCCGAACCTGCACCAGCTCCAACGCCAGCGGGTGCGGGGGATTTAGGAATACAGTTACAGAACATCATGCTTAAAGTTTTGGCTGAACAGTCTGTAGATAAAGTTATGGAAACCGCAAAGCCCGTTATTGATGATTACATCAAAAACACCTACGGCGTATTACCTAAAGTTATCGAAGTTAAAACCGAAAAGGGAGTAAAGCAGATAACAGGAGTTGTTCATGAAAAATTTGAACAGGTTCTGAAACTGATAAACGCTGAAATTCCCGTATTTATGACAGGTGGAGCAGGAACAGGAAAGAACGTCATTGCTAAACAGGTTGCGGAAAGTTTAGGACTTGAATTTTATTTTACAAACGCTGTAACACAGGAATACAAGTTGACAGGTTTCATAGACGCAAACGGTACTTATCAGGAAACACAATTTTTCAAAGCGTTTACACAGGGCGGATTGTTTTTCCTTGATGAAATGGACGCCAGTATTCCCGAAGTTTTAATAATCTTAAATGCGGCTCTTGCAAATGGTTATTTTGACTTCCCTTGCGGCAAATTTGACGCACACCCCGATTTCAGAGTTATTTCAGCGGGTAATACTTTCGGAACTGGTGCTGATATTGAGTATACAGGTAGATTTCAGCTTGACGGTGCAAGCCTTGACAGATTTGCAGTTATTGAGATTGATTACTCACCCGCAATTGAGGAGGCTTTAGCGGACGGCGACAAAGATTTACTGATGTTCGTGAGAACATTCAGAAAAGTTACCTACGAAGCAGGAATTAAATGTATAGCAAGTTACAGGACGATTGAAAGAATAAAGAAAATGAAAGGTTTGTTTGACCTTGACGAAGTACTGAAAATGGCATTGCTGAAAGGTTTGAGAGAAGATGATGTAAGAATTATCAGACAGGGCTTTCAGGCAAACCACGTTTCAAACGAATACACAAAGGCTTTGGCATAATCAAAAATGTTATTTTAACCCACAAAAAGTACTTGAAACATTTTAAAATGTGGGTTAAAATAACCGTAAAAGGAGGTGAACAAAATGCTTAATATGAAAGTTAGAAGGGTTATGAAAGACTTAACACAGGAACAACTTGCAGAAAAAGCGGGGGTTTCCCGTAGCCACATAACCCGCATTGAGAAAGGTGATATAAAACCGAGCGTAGCAGTAGCAAAGAGACTCGGGGAGATACTGGAAATCGACTGGAGGTGTTTCTATGAGTAATGAGATGTTGTACACGGTTTCGGAAGTTGCAAAACTGCTTAAAGTTAACCGAACTTTTGTGTATGACTTAATCAAAACAGGGCAGTTACCCGCCGTTAAAATCGGCAGTTTGAAAGTCCGCCGTGAAACGCTGGAGAAATTTTTGGAGGTGAGAGAACATGGATAAAAAAGAAGTTTTAGGTGCAAGACACATTTCAGAAAATTGCACCTGTGAAGACTGTATGTGGGCGGACGGTTTGCCACCATACGAAGACGGTTATAAAAAAGCAAGTTGTATGATGTACCCATATCCTGAAACAAAGCCGAAAGAGGTTTATTTTGACGGTACAGAATGTGAGTATAAAAACATTTTACCTTTTTAATTTAGGAGGCTTGAAAAATGCAGAATCCAAACTATAAAGAGATTGAGAAACTCAATAAAATGCTGAATGTTACAGGCATACAGCACACTATAACAAGGCTATTCGACGGCTGGCAGGTGATATATTACTACAACGGTAAAAGGATAGCGGACGCTATTCAGCACTGCTACAGCTATGGAGCAAATGATGATTTACTAGAAATATCGGGTTTACTCACCGAAGAGGAAGCAAGACACGACAGCGTTTTAGGCTATGTTTCAGCCGCTGAAACATTTCAGCGAATAATCAGTGATTTCTTAGCCCGTAGACTTCGGGAGATGACAGCAAAATGAAGTTATACGACTATCAAACCGAAGTTTTGAAAAAAACCGAAAATTTTAACAAGGTCGGTTATTTTCTTGATATGGGGCTTGGAAAAACATTCGTAGGTTCTGAAAAACTAAAACAACTCAACGCAAGAGTCAATCTTGTAGTATGCCAAAAATCAAAGGTTCAGGACTGGGCGGAACATTTCAAAATGTATTATCAAAATTTTAAAATGTTCGATTTGACTAACAAAACGGATTTTGAAACTTTTTTAAATTCCAATTGCCCGAAAATCGGTATTATAAACTACGACTTAATTTACCGCCGATCCGAACTGCTGAAACTTAAAGATTTTACACTTTTGCTTGACGAAAGCTCTTTAATTCAGAATCCGACAGCAAAGAGAACAAAGGCAATTCTGAAAATGCAGGTCGCTAATGTGATTTTGCTGTCGGGAACTCCCACGGCGGGAAAGTATGAGAGGTTATGGACGCAGGCGAAATTGTTAGGCTGGGATATTTCAAAAAAGCTATATTTTAGCCAGTACGTTATTGAGGAAAAGAGGCAGACCGCACAGGGAGTTATATACACTCAAGTTTTAGGTTACAAGAATGTTGAGCGGTTAAAATCTAAATTCAGACAGCACGGAGCGGTTTTTATGAAAACAGAGGAAGTTATAACACTCCCCGACCAAAGATTTCAAAAAGTTTATTGTCAGCCGTCTAAACATTACAAAAAGTTTATGAAAAATAAAATTGTTGAGGTTGAAAATAAAACTTTAATCGGCGATACAACGCTAACACAAAGATTATACGCCCGCCAGTTATGCGGCATTTATTCAGACGACAAATTACAGAGGTTTTCTGAAATTTTGGAAAGTACGTCCGACAGGCTGATTGTATTTTACAACTTCACGGACGAACTTAAAAAGCTGATTGAGATTTGCAAGAAACTTGATAAACCCTACGGAGTTATAAACGGCGATTGTAAAGTACTCGCACAGTACGAAAATTATACAGACAGTATAACATTCGTGCAGTATCAAGCAGGGGCAATGGGTTTAAATCTGCAAAAATCAAATACAATAATTTATTATTCATTGCCCGAAAATTCCGCACTTTATGAACAGTCAAAGAAAAGAATACACCGTGTAGGACAGAAAAACAATTGCTTGTATTATATTCTGATTTGTAAAAATACGGTTGAGGAAAAAATATTGCAGGCTCTTGAAATGCGGAAAGATTTCACAGACGAACTATTTAGGGAGGTGATGAACGAATGAAAAAGCAGAACGAACGCATAAACAGATACAACCGAAAAGCTACAAGGCAGTTTTGTTTCCGACTTAACAAGCGGACGGATGCTGAAATTATAAGCAAGCTAGAGAACGAATCGTCAATGCAGGGATATGTTAAAAAGCTGATCCGAGAGGATTTGAAAAATTCATAAATTGTTTACAATTGTTTAATACGCAGTTCATAATTAAATGTTATTATATAATTACAGAAAGGGAAAACAAAACCCTTACTGATACTGAAAAATGAAAATGCCGAAAGGCAGGAGGTAATTATTATGAAAGCAACAACATATTTTAAGAAGTACAACAAAATCTACGGTGTATCTTACAAGTTCGATTTCGGACGCTGGAGCGGATATATTAAAGAATTTGACAATATGGAAACCGCTAATAAATGGCTCGAAACAGAAGAAGGTGATTTTAGAACAAGAGAATTAGGAAGTCTGTCTTATTGCAAAAGATTTATAGACTAATCAAAAGTCGTCAGAGCGACTATAAAAAGTCCGTTAGGCTCTGAGCGTTCCGCCCATATCGGGCGGAGGTCGGAAAGGAGGTGTAAAACATAGCACAAGAAAAACTTTTCGAGGGTAAAATTAAAAAGTTTCTGAAAGAACAGAACTGCTATTTTATCAAATATTGGGGAGGCGGGCAGTTTACAAAAGCAGGCGTTCCCGATTTGCTGATTTGTTGTAATGGCTATTTTGTGGCGGTTGAAGTCAAAGCCAAAAACGGTAAACCGAGTGAGTTGCAGTTGTACAACATAGAGCAGATAAAAAAAGCAGGCGGAATAGCTTTAGTACTTTATCCGAACCAGTTTGAAACTTTCAAAAAGTTAATTTTATCGTTAAAAAATGTTATTGACAATAACAAAAAGTTATTGTATAATAACATTACATAAACCAGCTAAAGGGGGTGAAAAGGAAATGCAGTATAGTCACAGCAGGATTGAAACTTTCAAGAATTGCCCGTATAAGTACAAACTCCGATACATTGACAAACTGGAAACTTTGCCGAGTGATGACCCACAGAATCCGTTAATTATAGGCTCTGCAATGCACATAGGCATTGAACAGGACGCAGAAACGGCGGTTAAATGGTATTACAGACAGTATCCGGTTATCACGGATTTGCACGTAAACGAGGCGATAAAACTTGAAAACTTAATACCCAAAGTCAAGGCGATTTTGCCGAAAGGCGAACACGAAGTCAAAATTGAAACCAACGATTATATCGGGTTTGCTGATTTAGTCACCAAAAATGGAGATATTTACGATTTTAAGTACTCCAATAACATGGATAGATACTTAAATTCAAAGCAGATACATCTGTATAAGTATTACCGTGATTTAAATTGTGACAAAACAGGGGATTTATATTATCTGTTTATCCCTAAAACAATGATACGACAGAAGAAAACCGAGAGCTTGTATGACTTTAGAAAAAGATTAAACGAAACACTTTCGGAAATGCAACCAAAACTTGTTAAAGTCGATTATGACGAAAACAAGATTGATGAATTTTACAGCGACATTTCAGATTTAGAAATGTCAGAAACATTTGAAAAAGTTGAAAGCAATAATTGCAAATTTTGCGAGTTTTGCGATTATTGCGGAAAAGGAGTAGATTACATGATATTACCGAGCGTAGAGCGTAGAAAAATAGGTACAGCAAGTAAACATAAGATATGGATATACGGACAGCCGTTCAGCGGCAAAACTACTTTTCTTGATAAAGCACCAAACCCGTTAAACCTTAACACAGACGGCAATATTGCTAATGTTACAATGCCTTACATATCTATCAAAGATGTTGTGACAATGGACGGTAGAGTTGTAAACCGTAAATATGCGTGGGAAGTGTTCAAGGAAACTATCGAGGAACTCGAAAAAGGCGGCAATAAGTTTAAGACTATAATTGTTGACCTTGTGGAAGATACAAGAGAGATGTGCAGGCTTTACAAGTATAACGAGTTGGGCATTGAACACGAAAGCGACAGCGGATTCGGCAAAGGTTGGGATATAATAAAAACAGAATATCTCTCTACTATGAGGAGATTTTTTAACCTGGATTATGATAATCTTGTAATCGTGAGCCACGAGGATATAAGCAAGGACATAACCAAAAAGAACGGGCAGAACATTACAAAGATAGCTCCAAACATTCAGGAAAGCATAGCCAATAAGTTAGCTGGTATGGTTGACGTTGTTGCCCGTGTAGTAGTCGAGGATGACGGCGAAAGAACCTTAAACTTTAAGTCAAATGAAGTTGTGTTCGGCGGCGGTAGATTGCAGAACATCAAAGAAACTACTATCCCGCTTGACTGGGACGAGCTGATGAACGTTTTCGGGGAAACTCCAAAGAGAGAGGAAAAACCGAGGGAAGAAACTCCCGCACCACAGGAAGAACCCGAAGAAGAAAAGCCAAAGAGAAAGACAAGAAAAGCAAGAGCGTAATATTACAGGAGGTTTATTAGTATGGAAATTTGGGAGAAATTTGACAAGAAGATTGACACAAAGGGTCTGAAAGATGACATCAAAGCCGCTAAGGAAAACAAAGGCGGCGGGGAATATGAAGAAGTACCTCACGGCAAATATGAAGTGAGAGTTGAAAAACTCGAACTCAAAGAAAGCAAAAAGGGCGACCCTATGGTTTCAATTTGGTTTAAAATTATTGCAGGCAAATTCAAGAACTCGATTATTTTTTACAATCAGGTGATTACACAGGGTTTTCAGATACACCTTAACAATCAGTTTTTAGAGAGCCTTGATACAGGTGTAAACATTGAATTTGACAGCTATAAACAGTACAATGAGGTTCTTATGGACGTTGCCGAGGGATCGCAGAACCTTGAATATGTACTTGAATACGGCGAAAACAAAAAAGGTTATTCTACTTTCAAAATTTTAGAGGTTTTCGAGGCAGAATAAACCATAATTAAGCAGGGGTAAAATTTAATATTATGCAGGGGGTTTCCCCTGCATACATTTTACCCTAAATTCAAAAATTTTATTCTGAAAAGGGGTGGGAACGTTGCTTTTTTACGATTTTGAGGTGTTTAAATACGATTGGTTAGTAGTTGTCATGGACAGCGAAAGCAAGTCAAAAACCGTAATAACAAACGACACCAAACATTTAGAAAAGTTTTATAACATTCACAAAAGTGATATTTGGGTAGGTTTTAATTCAAAAAACTATGACCAGTTTATTTTAAAAGGAATTTTATGCGGGTTTGATCCGAAAGAGGTTAACGATTATATTATCATAAATAACCAACCCGGCTGGACTTTTTCACAACAATTCAAAAAATATCCTCTGATAAATTATGATATTATGACGGGTATTGACAGAGGGTTAAAAGTCTATGAGGGATTTATGGGAAGTATGATAAAAGAAACGTCTATCCCGTTTGATATAAACAGACCTTTGACAGATGATGAAATAGAGGAAACAGTTAAGTATTGTACCCACGACGTAGAACAAACTATTGAAATGTTTATAGAGCGTTATGGAACGTTTGAGGCAAAACTGGGACTTTTAAAAATGTTTGATTTGCCATTATCTGATATAGGCAAAACAGACGCCGTTTTATCAGCTAAAATTCTGAAAGCAAATCCAAAAAAGTATGATGATGAGTTTGAAGTCTTTTTCCCCGACTGTCTGAAAGTTGAAAAATATACACAGGTTCTCGAGTGGTATAAATCCGCATATGCAGACACACAAAAAGAAATGCTGGAGGAAAAATCAAAAATAGAAAGCAAACTCAAAACAGCTGGGGCGGCACGAAAAAAGCAACTTTTGAAAAAGTTGGACGAATTAAACATTCTTGACCCTGAACATTTCAAAAAGTATTTTTATAGTCGCAGTTTGAATATTGACGTTGCAGGCGTTCCTCACGTTTTCGGGTGGGGTGGACTACACGGGGCAATTGAAAAATATATAGGTGAGGGATATTTTATAAATATTGACGTAACGTCAATGTACCCCTCAATAATGCTTGTATTCAATTTACTTTCCCGTAGTTGTAACGCCGAGGAATACCGCCAAATCTACGAAAACCGTATCAAATATAAACAGGAAAAAAACCCATTACAGAAACCTCTTAAACTTGTTTTAAATACAGTTTACGGTGCAATGAGGCAGGAAACTAACCCTATGTATGACCCTCGCAACGGTGCTTTAGTGTGTGTTTTCGGACAGGTTCTTTTATTGGATCTGATTGAGAAATTAGAGGAACATTGTCAAATCATACAATCTAACACAGACGGTATACTTATAAAACTTAATTCTTATGATGATTTTGAATTGATAGACGATATAGTTTATGAGTGGGAACAAAGAACGGGCTTAAAAATGGAATTTGACGAGTTCCGCAAGGTTTATCAAAAAGACGTCAACAATTATGTCATGATTGCAGAGGACGGTTCTTACAAGTCAAAGGGTGCTTATGTTAAGAAATTAAGCAGGCTGGATTATGAATTACCGATAGTAAACAAAGCAATTATAGAACGTTTAGTTAATAATATACCCGTTGAACAGACCATAAACAATTCAAAATGTTTGAAAGATTTTCAAATGATTGTAAAAACAAGTAGTAAATATTGCGGCTTATGGTACGGCGAAAATAAATTATCTGAAAAATGCGTGAGGGCGTTTGCAAGTCTTAACAAATCAGATAAGGGATTATTCAAGAGAAAATCCCTACACGCGACATCTGAAAAAGTTGCAGGAACTCCTGATAATTGCTTTATAGTCAATGAAAATGTGGAAAATATGGGTATTCCCGACAAACTCGATAAACAATGGTACATTGATTTGACAAATAAAAGGCTGGAGGCGTTCGGCGTATGAACGAAAAATTCAAGGGTTACATAAAAACCAAAGGGAAACAAGCTATAGAAAAATTCAAAAATCGAAAAGATTTCAAAACTTTTTCAGAAGTTAGAAGATACCCCGAATATGCGGGTGTGCTTGCAGATGATGTTGTTTTAGTTGACATAGACGATAAGCAACAATCTGAAATATTATACGACATTGTGACAGAGCGTGACATACAATGCGACATTTACAGAACTACACGGGGTATGCACTTTTATTTTAAAAATACAGACCTTGACAAATGCGGAACACATCTGAATACGCCGCTGGGCTTGCAGATTGATGTAAAATTAGGTTGTAAAAATTCATACGCCGTCATGAGATACGACGGTGTGAACAGGGAACAAATTCGAGAGTGTGAACATTTGGAAAAGTTGCCACACTGGCTGAAACCCATAAACAACAAAATCCCGCTTTTAGTAGGTATGGAAGAGGGTAACAGAAATCAAACGTTATTCAATTATATTCTCACTTTACAATCCGAGGGCATGGGAAAAGAGGATATAAGGGAAACGCTGAAACTTGTTAATGAATATGTTCTTGATGATCCGTTATCGGAAAAAGAACTTGATGTAATTTTAAGAGATGAAGCGTTCGAGAAACCTAACTTTTTTCAGAAAGAGAAATTTTTATTTGATAAGTTTTCTGTATATCTGAAAAACACATATCATATCGCCAAACTCAACGGGCAGTTGTGTATTTACCGTGACGGAATTTATACGGGAGATATTTTGGAAATTGAGAGTCAGATGATAAAGCTTGTACCGACTTTAAGAAAAACGCAAAGGCGGGAAGTGCTGGATTATTTAAATCTCATTTGCGAGGATAACAGAATTTTACATAATCCAAATCTGATAGCTTTCAGAAACGGCGTACTTGACTTAATGGATATACAGGGCGGCTTAAAAGATTACTCCCCCGAAATGTTCCTTACAAATAAGATTGACTGGAATTTTGACATTAACGCTTATTCTGAATTAGCAGATAAAACACTTGACAAAATGTGTTGCAATGACCCCGAAATAAGGGCGGTGCTTGAAGAATGTATAGGTTCTTGTTTATACTCCAGTAATCAGCTTGCAGGCGGTAAAGCGTTTATATTAACAGGTGCAGAGGGTAGTAACGGAAAGTCAACTTTTTTAGATGTTCTAACACATTTAGTCGGGAAAGACAATTGTTCCGCTTTGGATCTATCTGAATTGTCCGACAGATTCTCAACGGTTATGCTTTATAACAAGATGTGCAATGTAGGTGATGATATAGCAGATGATTATATTTCTAACACGGCGATTTTTAAGAAGATAGTTACAGGGAACGCTATATCAGCAGAATACAAGGGTAGAGATAAATTCAATTTTATACCGTATTGCAAACTGTTATTTTCAGCAAACAATATCCCCCGACTGGGAAAAGGAAAAGATACAAGAGCATTAAAACGCCGTTTGGTTGTAATACCGTTTAACGCTAAATTCAGTCCCGAGGATAAGGATTATGATCCATTCATAAAATTTAAACTTATGACCGAGGAGAGCATTCAGTATTTAATAAAAATCGGCATTGACGGGTTAATGCGAGTGTTAAAAAACAACGCCTACACGGTATCAACAAAAGTTGAAACAGAGCTTAATGAATTTGAACTTGAAAACAATCCGTTACTGCTATTCATGCAGGATATGCAAGCGAGGGATTTTATCAATGAGAGTACGGGTGATATGTACCGCAAATATGATGTTTTTTGTGCTGAAAATAATATATCAGCGGTTAGTAAAATATCATTTTCGAAGCAGATTTGTAGTAAATACAATCTCAAAGTTGTATCACAAAGAGTAGGCGGAGAGATTATAAGAATATTCAAACCCCTCTAAACAGAGGGGTTATAAGAAAGGGTGAATATTATGGAAAATACAAAATGTGCTTTTTGCGTAGGTGAGGGAAAATGTTTTATTTTAGGTGATTGTGAAGATGATTACACCTGCAAATTCAGAAAGACCGAGGAACAATTGAAAAAGTCGAGAGAAGACGCAGAGGAGATGTTAAGAAATAAGGGCTTAAAACGTGTAACCAAAACAGACCACAACGGTAGAGAATATATTTCTACCGCACCGCTGGAAGGAGGTGGGAAATAATGATTGATGATTTTGGAGCGTTGAAAATAGTTGCAGGTATTACAGTTATTATTATGGGTGCAATAACGTGGATAGTGTTGCTTTGTTTATTTGCCGATAGCGTAACCGCCGTGAAGGAATTTATAGAGGTTTTAACACAAATACTTTTAGAAGGGGTTGTAAACAATGATTAAAATAGAAAATACCGAGGTTTACGGCTGGGAAGCTACTATAAGAGGAATGAGAAATCCATTTAATAGCTGGGATAAGTCGCACAGTGAATTTTGTCACAGATGTTGCGAAATCTGCGAATATGACTTTTATAGTTGCTGTCCTAATGAAAATGGAATCGGTTGTATTATCGGCGAC